GCTTTGTGGTTTGTCAAACGATACAAATTTCTCAATCGCCATTTCATGCCACAATTTTTTTGGTTAATAAATTTGTCAAGGTATTTGTCCTCCCACACACAACTTAGAATTAGAAATCTCCGAGATCTCAAATATGTCACTCCATATATGGAACGTCCAAGAAACTATTGCCTGTCTCAGGACTTTGCAGGAAAATTATTAAATGATGATCCAGATATGGAACTTTGGTTTTTTGTGGATCAGATTCTGTTGGACCTTGCTGGACACACTTTCACATGGCCACAGATTGTAGATTATTACCGGACCAAGCATCCAGATGTCTGGACCTTGATGATATCGGGGTTGCCTCAAATCATGCAAAATGTATTGCCCAAGACTTGACCATTTTGTCCGTTTCAATTTTAATGGTACTATAAGCCGTTGCGGACATATGGTCGGGGCTCCTCGGTTTAAAACTCTAGCCGAGATGGAATCAAGTGCCTGGCTGCAACAGATAAAAAATCAGATGGCACAAGATCAATGGCCCATTGAGTGTGCAAGGTGCCAGGAGACTGAGCCAAACAGCGTTAGGCAATATTCCATAGAATTAGATAAACAGACATCTCAACGGGACTATCTGCAGGTAGGTGGTGTGTTGGATAATCTTTGCAATGCAGCCTGTTTGACCTGCGATGAAAATTTAAGCACAAGGATAGGCAGTCTCAAAGGACGTACATTCCCTTTGATCAGTAATTACCAAGGTTTTTTATCGCTGCCACGGGAACGGATAATGCATCTAGATATCAACGGAGGCGAACCCAGCTACAGTAAAAATTACAAGGCCATACTTAAAAATCTACCTCCTAATCTACGAACTTTAAGGCTTAACACAAATGGCAGCACGGTGCTGACTGAATTAACGGATATCGTTGATCGCGGTATAGAAGTCACAGTAACAGTAAGTTGTGATGGAATCGGCTCCATGCATGAGTTGATGCGTTGGCCTATAACTTGGAAGACTTTTTTTGATAATCTCATGATATACCGATCCATGCCAGTGAAATTAAATTTATGGACCACTGTCAGTGTTTTGAATGCGGAAGATCTAGCCAACATCCAATCCTTTGCTCGAGAACACGGCATTGATCACAGCTATGCCTATCTCAAGAATCCCTGGCAACTCAGCGTAGATAATACAGACACTCTGGCACGTGATGAATACATACGCAAGCAAAAACAACTGAGAGATATCACATGAAGATAGCAATCACCGGACACACTGCAGGCATTGGCCGATCTCTGGCCAATAGATATAGTTCTCGTGGACATGAGATCCTTGGCCTAAGCAAACGCAACGGTGACAATATCCGTAATATTATTAAAATATCTCAACAGATTGAACCCTGCGACATGTGGATCAATAATGCACAGGACGGATTCTCACAAACTGAATTGTTGTTTGAAATGGCCCGGCGATGGCAAGGCACACGCAAAAATATCATGGTTATTTCTACAATAATGACACAACAACCTATGAGTCCTTTACCGGGACTTGATATGGATCTCTATCGTATACAAAAAGTCGCCTTGGAAGAATCCATACGACAGATCCGTAACCGGCATCTCAAAATAAACCTCACTCTGGTCAGGCCAGGAAATGTGGCCACCAGTGCGGATAAAACAGTACCGCCTGCTGCTGATGTTGATCATTGGGCAGAAACTCTTGTGCGACTGTTTGAGACAGCGGCCCCTGATCTTGTTATACCAGAAATTTCTCTAGCACCAAGACCGATATGAATCCCAAACAGATGCTGACCAATGGAGTATTTTGCCCTATGCCATGGACCGGACTGATGTATAACTTTGACGGTACCGTAAAAAATTGCATACGTAGTGCAGGAAAACTTGGTAACATTTGCAATAACACCATTGAAGAAATACTGTCTGGATCTGTAAATCAACAAACGCAACAACACATGCTTCAAGATCAACCTGGATCCGATTGTTATACCTGTTACGATCTTGAAAACGGTAAAAAGAATTTCGACATCATTAGTGATAGGATATTTTATATACGCGAACTCAAACATGTGCCAGCAGATACCTATGTGATAGGAAATCATGACCTCAAAACTATAGATGTGAGATGGAGCAATCTCTGCAACTTTGCCTGCGTCTATTGTTCTCCACAATTCAGCAGCCAATGGGCCAGTGAATTAAACATCCAGCCGGTTCGACCAGATCTACAACAGATACAGAAGTTTAAAGATTACATTTTTGAACACGCTGCCAATCTCAAGCATGTGTATCTTGCCGGTGGCGAACCTTTATTGATGAAAGAAAATCTAGAACTTTTAGCACTTTTGAAACAACACAATCCCACGGTGAATCTACGTATCAATACCAATCTCAGCAAGGTTGATACCAAAATATTTGATTTGATATGCGAATTTAAAAACGTTCATTGGACCGTGAGCGTGGAGTCTATGGCGGAAGAGTTTGAATATATTCGTTACGGTGGATCGTGGCAGGATTTTTTAGATAACCTTGCTGTAATTAGGAATCTGGGACATAAGATTTCATTTAATATGTTGCATTTCCTCCTAAATTATCGCAGTATTTTCCAATGTATCGATTATCTTAGATCATTGGGATTCCATGCCAACAGTTTTATTGCAGGTGCTCTGTTGACTCCTCTTTACCTAAACATCAGACATTTGCCAGATTATGTGCTAAAATCAGTGCAAGATGAATTGGAATCTCGCATCAACGATCATCCTGGATACCTATTAGAACAGAGTTTGGATAATTTGTTGCACTATATACAGCAACCTTTTGAACGGGATCTGATTGGGTCGCTGGAAAGACTTGCTATCATGGATCAACGCAGGAACATAGACAGTAAACAGATTTTCAAAGAATTATACTCATTACAACAAGGAAGCAATCATGGCCAAACCATTTGATGTATCAAAATTCCGCAAGGAGATAACCAAATCAATCGATGGACTTTCTATCGGCTTCAATGATCCTACAGACTGGATCTCCACTGGAAACTATGCTCTAAATTATCTCATATCCGGCGATTTCAATCGTGGTATTCCTTTGGGCAAAGTCACTGTGTTCGCTGGTGAGTCGGGAGCAGGCAAGAGTTATATCTGTAGTGGCAACATCATCAAAAACGCACAGGAGCAAGGTATCTTTGTTGTGCTAATCGATTCAGAGAATGCTTTGGACGAAGATTGGCTCAAGGCCTTGGGCGTGGACACAGATGAAAAGAAACTGTTGAAACTAAGCATGGCCATGATCGACGATGTGGCCAAGACTATCAGCACATTCATGCAAGATTACAAAACCTTACCCGACGGAGAACGTCCTAAAGTCCTGTTTGTGATTGATAGCCTGGGCATGCTACTTACACCGACAGATGTAAATCAATTTGATGCAGGTGAAATGAAAGGTGATCTAGGTCGCAAACCCAAAGCACTCACCGCCCTAGTGCGTAACTGTGTAAACATGTTCGGCAGTTACAACGTAGGTCTGGTGTGTACCAATCACACTTATGCTTCGCAGGACATGTTTGATCCCGATGACAAGATCAGTGGCGGCCAGGGTTTTATCTATGCTAGTAGTATCGTGGTGGCTATGAAGAAGATGAAACTCAAAGAAGACGAAGATGGCAACAAGATCTCCGATGTCATGGGCATCCGTGCCGGCTGCAAGGTCATGAAGACTAGATATGCTAAACCCTTCGAAGGCGTGCAGGTCAAGATTCCCTACGAAACAGGTATGAATCCCTATTCGGGCCTTACCGATCTCGCTGAGAAAAAAGGTCTTTTAAAGAAGGATGGCAACAGGCTCATGTTCGTGACTTCAGATGGCGAGATCATCAAGCAGTTCCGCAAGGCCTGGGAAAGCAATGAAGAAGGCTGCCTTGATAAAGTCATGGCAGATTTCCAAAATCAGAAATCTGTGGTAAGTACAGCCGAAGACCAGCCCGAGGAGGAATAACAACATGGCCGTGGATTTATCGCATGATCTCTGGAACGAACTCAAACGATATATCAGCACAGTGGATCGAGCAGACGCTGCTGATAGTTTAGTGTCTGTATTAATAGACAACGATTATGACGCTGAACAGATACGTTCGGCGTTCAAAAGCGACAGCGACATCAAACGTGCCCTCCAGAGTTATCTCGATGACACCGAAGAGGAAGACCTTGACGAGGAAGAAGAAGACGACTACGATGATCGGTATTGATCATGTGGTATAGCCGCATCACTGCCGATCTTGGTGCCATCCCTGACTTCATAGCCTACTACGAGCATGAACTCACTGAAGCAAAAAAAGAGTGCAGGATTGGCGGCTATGTTGAGATCAACATCAAAGAACTGCCGGGCATCACTGAACATCGTTTCAACCAACTGCAAGAAGTAGAAGCCATACTCAACTACTTGAACATACAGTTGCGACGCATACGGCGTAGGCATTTCCAGAAATACTTGGAAAACTATGCACGAGCACTTACAGCCAGAGATGCTGAAAAGTACGTGGACGGTGAAGATGAGGTCATTGACTTTGAGACCATCATCAATGAAGTGGCCCTGTTGCGTAATCGTTGGCTGGGCATAATGAAAGGTCTGGATACCAAACAGTGGCAGATGGGTCACATCGTGAGATTACGTACAGCCGGTATGGAGGACATACAGGTATGATGTCTACTGTATTCGCCAGTGCCGAAGCCAGCCATGCACACAGCCGGCAAACCCTGGAAACTTTTTATGAATTCGATGATTTCATGGAAAGCATTGGCACTTTAGCAGACATGGGCTGTGGTTCCGGGCTAGATCTTGAATGGTGGGCCACACGTACTACCAGAGATGAAACACCGCGACCTTTGAACATCCGA